GGTCATGTATGGCTCGATGCAGATAGACTGTGCTTTCGGCGGCGACAACTACACCGCCTTGACGATTATGAACAAGGAAGATGCAACGGAAACATACTATGCTTTTGGCATTGTATGGGACAGGCACGTGAAGGAGTGCTACGGCGACATATTGAAGCTATACAAAGAATTTAAGGTTGATATGTGCTATATAGAGGATAACGCCGACAAGGGCTATGTCGAGCAGGAACTGGACAGCATGGGGATGTATTGCAAGGGCTATCACGAAAATCAGAACAAGCACGTAAAGATACAAACGCATCTATACTCGCTATGGCAGGATATTTATTGGCTTGACACGACAGACCCGGATTACCTTATTCAAATAATGGACTATGAACAGGATGCCGAACCCGATGATGCGCCCGATAGTTGCGCTTCATTGCTTCGGGAGGTTTCCAATATGTCGGAGGCTTTTATAATATGAAAGAAATGACATATACATGGGATATTCAAACGCATACAGGACAATCAGTAATTGAAGATTTGAAAAGAGCATACAAGCAATATATCACAATATGTGAAAAAACGATACCAATCCGCGTTTTCCATTCATATAGGACATATAAAACAATAATCAAAAAATGTCCGCAATTATTTCCATTTGGCATGAAAGAATTGCGTAGATATAATAGGGATACGCACATTATCTGTGAGTATTGCGGAATTATATATTATGTTACACCAAAATTAGGTAGATAGCAAATGCAAACGAAGTATTTCAAACCAACTCAATACAAAGACCAATTATACACCGTCACGGAAACACAGCTTCGTGACTTGGAAATCGTGACAAGCTACATGATGATGATTAAAATGGGCGAGCCATCATTGTCAGCTATACGGCATTTAGCCGACGATTATTCGCTTTCTATCAAAAATATCGAAAGAATAGTCTATCCTATACCGAAATAGGTTAATAATTGTAATTAAATAGTCGTATAGTGTCCGCATGACGGATACTATTGCCACCAAAAATACCCCAGACCAGATAACGCAGAACCTAATCGGCGAGCTTGAGTCTATGTTGCCGAGCTATATGGCGGCTATGACGGGCATGCAGTTCAAGAACCACCGAGATTTTTACACTATTTTCGGGTGGGAGCGCAGGGTCACTTCCGCCATGTGTTCCGCTTTATACAATTATCACGGCATAGCGAGGGCGGTAAACGACACGCCCGTTGACACGACTTGGCGATATAAGCCGCAAATAACATCTACTGATGGATTTGCGAAGCAAATTGATACATTAGACAGGCGGATTAGGCTTTATAACGCATTACAGACTGCCGACAGGGTATCTGGGATAGGTCAGTTCGGGATTATCGTGCTTGGTATAAGGGGTCAGTCTTACGAAAAGCCGTTAAGAAAGTTCAAACTTGACGACTTGGTAAAACTTGAGGTATTCCAAGATGCTGAAGTTTCTCTTGAAATGGAAGCTGCCGAGCAGAAATCTAAAGAACAGGCGAACACACCGAGATATTACTACGGCATTAAATATTACAAGATTGGAATAACAAGAATACACCCGTCGAGGGTAATCCACATAGCCGAAAATTCAGTTGACGGCATTTACGGTCACTCACGACTTTTGCCGATTTACAATCAGCTTCACGATATGTGGAAAATATCGGGTTCGAGTGCGGAGCAGTTCTATATTTCCGCTTCCTTGCTGTTATCGGCGCAGGGGATTGACGGATTCAAGATTAAGGCTGCCGATGGAGTCGCCTTACAGGAGAAATTGCTTGAACTCGTGAACAGGATGAAGGGATTTTTGGTATCGAACGGCTTTGAAATTAAGAACATAGCCCCCGACATCGTAAGCCCGAAAGATTCATGGGAAGTAATGGAGAAGTTTATTTCAGCGACTTCACGGATACCCCGCAGGATATTGTTCGGCTCTGAAATGGGTCAACTTGCATCAACGCAAGACCAAAACAATTATTACGAACGAATCGAAAGCAGACAGAAGAATTATGTGACAGAATGTATTATAAATGTCCTGTTTGACAAACTAATCGCATTTTCCGATTTGGAAAAGACCACTTATTCCATTACATGGCACAAGCTGTCATCGCTGACGGACAAAGAAGTGGCGGAAAGCGTCAAGGAATACGGAACTGCCTACAAATACCTTTCTGAAGTCGGTGTGGATGGGGCTGCGCTTGCTGCAATCGCAGGTAAGATACAAGAAATGATAACTTCGGGCTAAAACATGAAGAAAAAAGAAAAATTGACGGAATTTCGGCTCTGCAGACAATATTCTGACGGAGAAATCAAGAATGAAGCGATGAATCTTCAAAATTCGTTCAAGGAAAATCTTGTTGACAACCAAGCACCGAGATTTATTGACAAGGTTGGACGGGAATATATTGATGTTCCTGCTATTATCTTGGGTATGCAGGTCATTCACGGCAATGGCGGATACGAATTTGGTGCGGAACTTGTGACCGAGAACGCGTTATGGAGCTCCATCAATCAATGGAACGACAAGCCTGTTGTCATTTACCACACGGATGGGTCTGCGAGGGAAATCGAGAATCTCGTGGAGGAGAAGGTCGGTTTCGTGCATAGTGCGGAAGTAATCGGTGCGGAATATGATGAAGAAGTAAGGAATCCGAGAATAAAAGTCATGTTGCGTCTTGATGTCGAGCTGTTGAAACAGCATGGCGAGGACGGACAGCTTATTATAGATACATTTGATAGCGGAAACATTATGGAGATGTCCACGGGGTATTACCTTGTCGAGTGGCTGTTCCAAGAAGGCTCATTCAGGGGCAGGGAATTTTCCGCGATTCAGGTAGAAATTATGCCCGACCATTTGGCATTGCTTCCAAACGCCGTGGGAGCATACAGTATTCAAGATGGTGGGGGTGCAAACCGTAACAATAAAGGAGAACCTATGAAAGACAACGAAATCAAGACCTTTGTCGAAGAAACCGTTGCCAATCTCATGGATGAAAAGCTCAAGGTTTTTCCCACTAAAGAAGAAATCAGCGAAATGGTGGGGAACGCGATTGCCGAAAAACTTGTGTCGTTGAACGATGCGATTAAGGCGGTTG